TATATCCAGCACCTGGATTTGTAATTACAACCTGTTGAACAGATTTTAAATTATTACTTATATTCAAATTACATACATTAATTCCACTAATCATAGTAGCAGTAAGAATACCAGTTACTCCTCCTGCAGGAGCAGAACTTACTCCAATAGTTGGAATAGCACTATAACCACCACCTCTATTGCTTATGTTAATAAGTCTAATAGCACCATCTGTAGTATAACCAACTACAGCACTTGCAGTTGCACCAGTACCAACTAAAGTTAGTGTTTGAGAAGATCCAAGTAGTGTTGATAGACCATCTTCAGAAGTTCCATCTGCATTATCACCAATTAAAGTATCATCAATCTCAGCAACTCCAGTATCAATAATTTCATCTTCGTAACGGAAGAGTTCACATTTCAGAGTATAAACATAATTCTTTCTTAACTGATAAAAAGGTTTTTCATGTTCTACATATTTAATTTCAAATAAACGATCACCTAATGGAAAATAAACTAAATCACCCTCTTTAGGTCGGGTAGTTAACTTTACATTAGATTCGTTTTTAAGTAATGGTTGAATATATGTTTCCCATCTTTCTCTAGAAATAACAAGAGTTACTTCATTGGTTTGCTCAATACCAAACTTTGACAATAAAGTAGGATTATCAGCATACCCATCAAAATTATCTAAATATGCTTCTAATGGATATGAGTCATCAAATATAGATTGAACTACTTCTCGTATTACTGTCTTCTCATTCATATACTTTCGAGGAAGATAGTGTACCTCAACACCATACATCCTCAACTGTTCATTGATTAAGTCTTGTACTAAATTTTGTTCTGATGTAGATCCCTGTTGGAAAAATGGATTGAGCATAACATTATCCTACCATATCCAAAGGTGGAAGTTCATAAGTATTGGACATTTGTTCTCTAATAATTTCTAGATCTTTTTCTGCATCATCATAGATTTGTCTTCCATTCATTTCTATCCCACCAGGCAATTTAACACCTTGGAACTTAAGTAAATTTTGACCCCATTGCTTTTTAAGAAGAGCAGTAGCATATCTCTTCAGGAATGAATCATTCCATACCCTTGTATAATCATTAGGATTAAGAAGTCTAAAACACTCAAGAACTATAAACTCATCAACCTCACATGCTGACCAATCAATATCAAGATATAACCTATCTTGTCTTTGATTAAATCTAATTTGTTTTCTTGTGGTTAATAGATAATCAATATCAGACAAATAAGTCTGAGTCATTGCATAACTCAAAAGACCATTATATCCAAGATTAAACGCAATATCATTTAAGAATAACTGATATTTAATACTAAACATATTATTTGATATAGCATTACTTCCACCAAAACGGAATATCTTTTCTACTCCAATTACTGATGGTGGAACTTGTATATAATTACTATTTTCATACCAACTAAAATCTTGATCTGTTCCTGCAATAGTGGCTGTTGCAGTCTCTGTTGTTATTCCTGTTCTTTTCTTTCCTGTTAATACAGAGGCTCTTCCTCTATCAATATCTGCTTGGGTTATTTGATACTTAAGATAAGTTCTAACTACACCATCAAAATGTCTTTCATGAAAATACTGAATAGCGTCATCAATCCTATCTTCACATTGTTCATCAGCAACATTAATCTCCAACACGGGAGCACCTAGTTGCCTTAAACAATACTCTTTAAATTCAGATCTACTTCCTGGTTGTGCCATTTATACTCTACCTCTATAATATTTAGGGTGCGGAAGCAATTCCAGTATGAACTAATATATTTCCGTTTACTATATTATAAATTGTTGCCCCTGAACTTACTAAAACATTATATTCATATCTACCTTCAGATAAATCTCTTGTAGCAGTAGATCCCATTGATATTTCAAATATACCACCACCAGCACTTGTAAACCCTACAGTAAAGGTTCCTGAAGGTGTGGTAGTAGCACCAATTCCTGCACTTTTTTGCATTTGGGAAGATCCCGTCCAAACTGAAGTTGTTGTCAATCCTTGGAAATCAAAAGCAACATCAGAAGTATCAACCACATTAAATGTAGCCTTAAAATCTGCTCCCGTATAAAGTGCTAAATTAGCAGCATATGGAACTCCTGCATTTGGATCAAATGTCAGATTTTTACTTGCCATTGACTAATTCCTTGAGTAGAGATTTGATTTCACCAATTTCACCTTTCAAACTAGCAAGATCGTTTTCCATAGATTCGACTCTTTCGTTTCTTGATAATTTTGCTTTTCTACCAGCAGTATAATGAGTATAATCTAGAGAATTCACATTTATTATGGCATTTGTTTTAGGATCTCTTGCAAGATCCTGATGCCCTTCAATATTATAATGTTCCATATCAAGCAAGTGCCATAACTCTTAGATCTTTAACTCTAGGAACATAACACTGATCAGAAGATATTAATAGAATTTTAATTCTATAATATCTAAATGCTGGAAGATCATCTGCAGTAAAGGTATAATCACTAAATTGTACAGAATCACCAAAACCATATTGATTTGTCTTAGGTACAAATGTATCAGACTGACCATTATTGTTAGCAGAATTAATTACCTGTCCTCTATTATTAAGATTTTCAAATCCTGGGAAAGGAGTGAATATTGGTTGGAAACCAGTTCTATCTCCAATAGCATAGAAACATCTAATATCAGAATCAGCATGGATATGTCCACCTAATAATATCTTAATAGAAGTAGCAGCATTTTCAAGAGATATCTCCTTAGTAATATATTGACACCCCGTAGGATCCTCATTCATAGTTTTTACCCTACTATCAGTAGCATAATTACTAACTACATCATTAACCCTATTATTTGTAAGGATTGTGCTGACTCTTTGAGCATCAAGAACAGGAGATAATCTAGGATCAGTTGTTATGAGAGTTAATCTCATTTGCATAGATTTATTTCCTTCAAAATTATCTAACCTATCATCTTCATTTACCTTTGAGTAAACTGCTCTAGGACTTGTCATGTAATTACTTTCACCAATAGTGACAGATTCAAATCCTTGATCAATGTAAGGAATTTCATCTCCACTTAAACTAGTAGCAGAAGTAGTTCTAATTTCTGCACCAATTGATGTTCCTGTCACTGTCATATTATGACAAATAGGAGTAATAATTTGGAACTGCATGTTTTGAGTTGCATTAACCTGATATCCACCAGAAGTTTGAGTTTGACCCAAGTATAATTTAGGGAATCCTACATCTGTGCTTCTATCTGTAGTATCATTATGAGCTATTCCATCAATATTATCTTCACCTGACATATCGAGTTTTATATTATAAGAATCAAATCCAATTGATCCAGAAGTTGCTGAAGCAGTTGAAGTAGATAAACCATGAGTTCGATTTATCCTTGCTAACGAAACTCCAGTGAGTTCATACTTATTAACAGGAGTACCAACTGCATAATTGATCTTATTACTTCCCCTATTGGCAATAGTAAGAACATTACCAGAAACGTTGTTATACTGGATAACTTCGTCTCCAATTTTAACTAATCCTATGTTAGTTGTTCCAACTCCAACATTTTCAAAATTCTCATAAACACTTCCATCATCTACAGTAAAGGAACTTGAATTACCAACATCTAAAGCAAGACTTAGTTTTGATGGTTTAACATTTCCAACAACTCCAGATATTTTAACTATATTTTCAGTATCATACATTCCATGATTCTGATGATTAACTTTAATGTGCAATCCATCAGATTCATTATCAAGTGAACTTATAGTAACATTACCACCATGACTGAAGTTTAATTCAGTGGTAACACCAGCACTATTTGTGTACCTCATGGTCTTACCAGCACCAGTAGCAAAGTTACCCTGAACGTTATCCAATGTAATTTCATTGGTCATTCCAATACCAGCAATAGTAAATTGACCATCTCTACCAACGGTTCCACTAGCACCAGTAGAAAGGCCGATAGTGGTAATTCCAACAACATCACCTACTTCATATCCACTTCCACCTGAAGTAACAGTACAAGCACCAACCTGACCATTTTCAATAAAGACATTACCAACAGCACCTCTTCCTTGACCTGTGATAGTTTCTAAGTTAACACCATTGAATACGAAATTGCCATCAAGAGGAGTATAACCAATACCAACATTAGCAATAGTAAGTGTTCCTGTAGCAGAACCACCTGCACCTACTAGATTACCTGTTGCATTTGTTCCATCTTGGGAGAATGTGTTACCTAATTCATAACTATCAGCAACTGTTGTTGCAAGACCAACTCTTACCTTTCTGGAGTTAATAATTAATGGATCAGGTCTAAGTGTTGGGATCTGATTATTTCCTCTTGTCAATTCTGGACTATAGAATTCTACAGTTCCATTAGGTTCAAAGTCTGCCCTATACATTGTAAACTTAAGATCTTCCCACTGACTTGGTTCCCATGTAGAAGCATTCTGCGACTTAAAGAGAGATCCCAAGTAAGGCTGGTTAGAAATAAATGTATCGGTAAGTAAATCTGTTTCACCAATTCTAGAGATATAAACACTATATTTGGTGGAGTTAGATGCTAGTGCTATAGCATATTCAGTGTTTCCACCTTCAAGGTAAACTGGTGCTTTAAATTCAACAGTAGTTGCTACAGAACCATCTGCAGAAGTTACAACATCTGATGGATCTAATACAATTTCAGAGAATGGAAGAATATGTTGTGTTGGGAATCCATTCTTCATAGATCTGATTTGGAATACACAAGGTATATCCATATCATCTTTTGTTCTAAAGAATATATCACATTTAGTTACAAAAACTCCACCAGGATCTTCAACCAAGAATGATTGTGCTAGAGGGTCATACCATCCAGTATTTGCTCTATTAGAATCTTGTCCAACAACATTACTACCCACAATTTCTGTTCCAAGATCACTGTGAACTATTTGTTCCTGGAATTCATGTCTTTGCTCAATTCTTGCATTTCTAATAGAAAGAATATTTTCCTGAAAGATCAGAAGTA